CTCGAGGCGCTGTAGGCGCTTGACACGCGCCGGCACCTGTGATCCTCGGGTCCGTGCGTGGCGTGGACTCGTCCATCTCTCTCGGATCTGATCGCGCGCACCCGCGCTGACCTTCGAAGCCGCCTGTCGATCGCCGGGCCGCTGCTGCGCCGGGCGATGGCCGACGTGCTCGGAGTTGTCTGGGCGGGCGGCGTTCACCTCCTCTACGGCTACCTCGAGTGGATCGCCAAGCAGATATTCCCCGACCTATCCGACCGCGACGTGCTGCTCCGGCAGGCCTCGCTCTACGGCATCTCTCCGACTCCGGCGAGCTATGCCGCGGGCAGCGTCACGGCGACCGGCGTCAATGGATCGACGATCCTGACGGGGTCCTATCTCACGCTCGGCGACCAGCGCTACCGCGTCACGTCCGGCGGCACGATCTCCGCGGGCACGGCCACCGTTTCCGTGCAGGCGGTCACCGCAGGCGCGGTGGGCGACGTCGCCGCGGGCGTGACGCTCTCCTGGGAGAGTCCGATCAGTGGCGTGTCGTCAACGGCGATCGTGGCCTCCGGCGGCATCGCCGGCGGCTTTGACGAGGAATCGACCGACGGGGTGCGCGACCGGCTGATCCTGCGCTGGCGCGAGCCTCCTGAGGGGGGCGCTGACCAGGACTACGAGGCATGGGCGCTCGCCGTCGCGGGCGTGACCCGCGCCTGGGTCTACCCCGTCGAACAGGGTCTAGGAACGGTCGTGGTGCGCGTCGTGTGTGACGGGCAGGATGGTGGCATTCTGCCCTCCTCGGCGACCGTGAGCGCCGTGCAAACTGCGCTCGATGCGCAGCGGCCGACGACCGCCGAGGTGCACGCGTTGGCTCCTACCGCTCTCCCGGTCGCATTCACGATCCATCTCTCGCCCGACACCGCGGACACCCGCGCCGCGGTCGCCGCCGAGCTCGCCGACCTCCTTTACCGGGAAGCCATCCCGGGCGGCACGGTCAACGGCTCCGCGGTTGGGACGATTCGCCTGTCGCGATTCACGACGGCGATCGGCCTCGCCAAGGGCGTCGACTGGTTCACGTTGTCATCGCCGTCAGCTGACGTTGTGCCCTCCGCTGGGCAGCTGCCGACCCTGGGAGCCGTGACGTGGGCATGACCGCCGCGCAGTACGCAGCCGCCCTGGCGGCGCTCCTGCCGCCCGGAAAGGCGTGGCGCACCAACGGCGTGCTGTCGCTCCTGCTTCTCGCTGCTGGAGACGAGATGGCCCGCGTGGACGCGCGCGGCGAGGACCTGCTGCGCGAGGCCGACCCGCGCACCGCTGACGAAATTCTGCCGGACTTCGAGCGCGTACTCGGCCTGCCCGGCACGGGCACGCTGGAGGACCGCCGGGGTCGCGTGGTGGCGCTCATGATCCGGCGGCAGCGCTGTCGCCCGGAGGATTTTCGCCGGGTCCTGGCGCCCATCCTGGGGTGCGCCCCAGAGGACGTGGTCGTGATCGAGCGGACGCACGACCAGGCGGTCGCCATGGGTGACGCTCGAGAGATATTTCGGTTCGCGGTCTACCGCAACCCTGCGTTGCCGGGGAGCTACGACGTGGCCGCGGCGCAGGGCCTCATCGATGCGATGAAGCAATCGCACACGCTCGGTCACCTCGTCGAGAGCGTGGGCTTCCGGTGCGACGACCCGGCCAGCCTCTGCGATCGGGACCTCCTGGGGGTATGACGTGGCGCTGCCGCAGACCTACCGCTGGTATCTCGAAGCCGAATCCGGAGGCGCAGACAATGGCGACGTCACGCCGGCCGCGGCCGCCGGGATCCTGTCGACGGCTCGCACCGCGGGCGACGTCCGCGTGGTCTGGGTCGACGGCATGATCGACTGCGTGATCGAGAGCGACGACCTCGCCACCGATCGCGGTCTGCGCACGGCCGTCCTGCTCTCGCTCTTCACCGATCGCCGTGCAGAGGCAGACGATTCGCTTCCATCCGAGGACGGCGATCGCCGTGGATGGTGGGCCGACGAGTTTTCGGAGCACGACGGCGATCGAATCGGGTCGCGCCTCTGGCTGCTCGATCGCAGCGCGCGCCGTCCCGAGGTCGGCAAGCAGGCCGAGGAGTACGTGCGTGAGTCCCTGGCGTGGCTGGTCGATGATCGCGTGGTCGATAGCGTCGGCGTGGACGTCGAGGTTGCCGGCACCGATCTCCGCATGCGCATCTCTTTCGAGCGTCCGCGTGAGGCGCCGATCACGTATCGCTTCGCCGGCGTGTGGCAGGGCGAGGCAGCGAGGACCTAATGGCTCTACCGACGAGTCGCAATACCACGTACGCGCCCCTCTCGCAGGTGCTGAGCGCAGATCTGAACGCCATCCAGGATCTCCTGATCGTGCACCACTCCAACCTGCAGATGGATATCTACGAGCAGGCCGGGACCGACGCACTGATCCCATCTGGCGACACCACATGGGAAAAGGCACCTGCTGGCGTTCTGCCGTCCATCATCAGGCACACGGGATCCGACGTGAGCACCCCGGCTCGATGGGGATGCCCCACTGGCGCGTCGCACCTGAATGCGGTGGAGATCACGGGTTCTCTCTCCGGGGCCGGGGCTGTCCTGGATCTCGCTGCGGAGGAGGCATCGTCAGATCACTCCGCGATGGTCGAGACCGTGATCGAAAGCCTGGGAGGGCTTTCTACTCTCCACGGCGGGTGGGCGCGCGCCGTGTGCATCCTGCCCATCCCCTTGGAACTCTCCTCCCTGCTACGTCCCATCCTCCGCCTGTACGCCACAGACGCAACTACCTCGGTGGCGCGGGTTCGCTGGTACGTGACGAGGTGGTCGTGACGATCCCGACGCCCATTCCCGCCCCTCCGGCTACGGACCGCGAGCGGATCGTCGTTCTCGAGACCGAGCAGCACGCGATGCGCGCGCGTCTCCGTGAGGGTGCCGAGACGTTCGGCGCGCTGCGCGAGGAGCTCGGCGCGGTCTCCAAGCAGGTCGCCGCCGAACTCGAGAAGACGCGCGAGACGATCGACGAGAAGATAACCGCGCTCGACGTGCAGATCCGGGCGCTGGCCCCCAAGCCGGCGCCGCTCGGGCGCGTCCTGATCGCGGTCGCGCCGATCGTCCTCGTGCTCCTCGGATTCGTCTGGGGCGCGGCGCGCTATCCCGATCGGCCCGAATTCGCCGCGGTCGAGCGCCGCGTGGCGGAGATCGAGGCGCAAATCCGCCTCGCCGTCCAGGACCGCGAGGTGTCCCGCGCGACCCTCGCGAGGATCGAGGCAGGTCTCGCGCGGATCGGAGGTCACCCATGAGCCCGACCCTGGAGGCGATCGGTTCTCTCGAGCGCTCCATCGCGCAGACGCGCGCGGAGATCGCCGAGATCCAGATCCGCCTATCGCGCCTGCTGTCCGAAGCTGAACTCCTCGGCAGCCAGGTTCACAGGCTCGCCAACTTTATCCAGTCGACGGAGCACTCGGTCGCCGTGCTGCGTCGAGAAACCCGTCCATGAGCCGGCCATCGCCGGCAGGAGTTGCATCATGACCACCGCCTCCGTCGTCTCGCTCATCGTCGCCGTGCTCACGGCGCTTGCCTCCGCTCTCTCGTCCGACGTCCAGGCCTTCTGGGCGAGTCACGCTGTGGCCGCTCCGATCGTGCTCCTCGTCTGGAAGACGATCGCTCTGTTCTTGCCGGCCCCGACACCGGCCGCCCTCCGTAGGCCGCCGACGGGCACCGTGACGCTCCTCGCGCTCGTCCTGGCAGTTCCCGCGCTCGCCGGCTGCTCGGTCTGCGCGCAGGCGTCGCACCGGAACGATCCGCAGTGCGTGATCGTCAACGCGGTCGTGAACTGCACCGAGGATGCGGTCGTGTCCGTCGCGCCGCAGTTCCTGCCGATCGTGAGCGCGCTGATCTCCTCGGTCACGGGCGGTGACGGCACGGTCGACTGGGGCCGCGTCGAGACGGCGCTCGGAGCGATCGGGGTCCGCGATGGGCTATGCATCCTGACCGCGATCGAGAACCAATATCTGAGCGCCACGCGACCGCAGGCTACGCCGTACTCGCTGCGGCGATCGGAGACCTACCGCGTCGGGCTCGAGGCCTATCGGGTCAAGCGCTGGCCGGGCATCAAGGCGAACTGGGACGGGGTGATCCAATGAGACTGGCCTCGGTGGATGGGCGCGCCCGCCACCTCGCCGGATGGCACCGCGATCACCCCGATCACCGCGATCTCGTGTTCGCGTCTGCGATTCCTCCCTCGGCTCGGCCATCGTCGCATGACCTCCGCGACCGATGCCCGCCCGTGCGCGACCAGGGAGCGCTCGGCACCTGCGTCACGTTCGCCACGCTCTCGGCGCTCGGCTACCTCTACACGCGCGCAGGGCAGGCGGATCCGCAGTTCTCGCACCTCGCGCTCTACTACTGGACGCGCCGTTACGAGGGCACGCCGGCGACCGAGGATAGCGGGCTCCAGATCCGCGACGCCTTCAAGATCCTGCGTCGCTACGGGGCCGCGCCCGAGTCGCTCTGGCCGTACTCCGACGACGGGCACGCGTTCACGCGCGAGCCGCCGGAGGACGTTGCCGCCGCGGCGATCGAGCACCAGGCCGAGCTCTACTACCGCTGCGCCAACCTGGGCTCCGTCCTGGCCTCGATCGCGCAGGGGTTCCCTGTCGTCGGCGGGTTCTCGGTGCCCGAGAGCATGATGAGCGACAACTGTGCGCGCACGGGCGACGTGCAGTACCCTGCGCCGCGCGAGGCGTTCGTGGGCGGCCACGCCGTCATGCTCGTCGGCTACGACGAGGCAACGCAGCGCATCGCGTTCCAGAACTCGTGGGGCCCCGGGTGGGGCCGCCGCGGCTACGGCACGCTCCCATACCAGTTCGTCATCGACGGGCTCGCCGATGACTTCCGGACGCTGCGCTCCGCCGAGGAGGCTCCATGATGCGCGCGCTTCCCCTCCTCGTCCTCATCGCGTGCACGCCACCCAAACCGCCGGCCCCCGTCGACGTCACGAACTGCCCGCGCGCGACGGCGGCAGTGGCGGAAGACGTCTGCGACGGACTCTACACGCGCGACGCGGGCCTTGCCTGCGTCAGGTGTCCGGACCAGGCGGGGTGCGTCGACACCGCGCGGCAGGTCTACTGCACGGCGGGCCCGTGCGCCTCTGATCCTCTCTGCGCCGCGTCGGGGATCGCGCGGTGAACGCCGGCGGCTGGCTCGCGATCGTTGGGCTGCTCTGCGACCTCGGGCTCGCCGTCGGGATCGCGCTCTACCGACGCGACGCGCGCCTCGCCTACGACGCGCGTGATGCCGCGCTGCGAGAGCGAGACGAAGTGCAGCGCGTGGCCGTGCGTCTCGAGGCGCGCCGCTCCGCAGAGTTGTCCGCTGCTCGCGCGGATGCCGATCGCCAGGCCGCTCTCCTGCGCGAGGTCCTGTCGACGCACCCGGATCTCGCCCGTGCCTACCTCGACCGGGATGGCGTGCCGTCCCAGATGTCCGATCGCCCGACGCCTAGGCTTGCGCCCGACGGCGGGAAGAGGAGTGATTCATGAGCTGCGCCTTCTGCCAGGGCCACCATCATCCCGCGCCTCCGCCCGCCCCGGGGCCCCATCCGCCTCCCTCGCCTCCCCCGATCCACGCCGGCGGCCCCGCCCCGGTATACTCGGTGGAGTTCGTCTGGGTGCCATGGCTGGGCTGGGTCCGTGCGCTCGTGCCGCGGCTGGTCACGCTTCTCGCGCTCCTCGTGGCGCTCGCCTTCGCCCCGGCATGCGCCGCGGGCGGAGACACGCCGGCCGCCGTGGACACGACCGCCGAACCAATCTCGGCGAGCTGCGACGCCGACGCGCAGTGCTGCGCGGTCGTCGACTGCGTCTACACGTGGCCCTGTTACATCGCCGTCGTGTGCTGGTGACGCGGTGCTGGTCATCGGCGGCCGAGAGGTAGACGTCCCAGGGCAGCGCGTCCTGTCGTGGATGGACCCGCCTAATCTGCGGCTCGAGCCCACCGACAGCCGGCCGCGACGCCGCGCGACCTGGATCCGCACGATCGTGCTCCACACGACGGTCGGGGACGAGCCGCAGATCATCCGCCCAGGCGCCGGCCCCTCGGGCATGGCGGGGCGCACTGCTGCGGCCTGGGCAAGCGACGGGCGCGGTGCTGGCGCGCACGTCCTGATCGACGGCGACGGCACGATCTACTGCCTCGCCGATTTGCTGCGCGTCGCCACATTCCACGCCGAGAAGTTGAACGAGGCCTCGATCGGCATCGAGGTCTGCCAGTCGCCCCGGCTCGAGATCTGGGACGCGCAGATGCGCGCAGTCGTGGCGCTGCTCGACGTCATGACGCGCGAGTTCGGCGTCCAGCGTCAGTTCCAGTGGCCCTACCGTGGCCCGATCGATCGTCTCGAGGCCGGGGGCTACGACTGCGTGGGGATTGTCGGCCACCGCGACCAGACCGGGCGCCGAGGGCACGGCGACCCGGGAGACGCTCCGTACCTGGCCTTGCGCGCGGCCGGCTACGAGGAGGTTGACTACCTCGCGCGCACCGATCTAGCGCTCTGGCGCGCCCGTCAGCATGCGCTGCCAGGAGGACTTCGCACCGACGGGGTTCCGGGACCAATGACGGTCGCGGCGCTCCGCTCACTCAACGGCTCCGGGATCTGGATCTCCAGGCCCGGAGATTAGGAGACGACACATGGCTCTGCTCGCCAAATCCGTTCCTGCCAATGGCACGATCACCCAACCGCTGGAGTTCTCGCCGAACCTCGCCGGCGGCACCGTAGCGCAAGCGGCGTTCGTCCGCGGGCGGCCCCCGGCCACCCCGGCGCCGAACACGCTCTACGTCGTGGCCACCGTGCACAACCAGCCGGCGACCGACTACGCCGCCGTCGGCATCGCGGCCGACCCGGACGCGACCGACGTCGTGCTCATCGCCAACTCCTCTCCGCCGGCCGCAGCAACCGTCATCGACATCAAGGCGTGGTACCAGGGCACGGCGGGCGTCCTCGTCGCGTGTCCCGACGCGATCAACCTCACGCTGCTCCCCGACCCCGGTGCGGCCGTCTCGCTGACCGTCACCATGGGCGAGCTCCGGTAGGCCGCCCATGCTGCGTCGAGTCGCAGGAGGAGATGTCCCTGACACGGTGTGGCCGTCGGACAACATCGAGGGCATTCCCCTCCTGCGTCTCGACCGGCAGGCCATTTGTCTCGACACGCCGCTCGCGCGCTGGGGGCGCGACGTCCGCAAGTCGCGGATGAGGGGGACGTGGTCGTTCTACACCGACGACTACCGATTCAACCGCCTCTGGTCGCGCCCTCATGACGTCGTCAACTCGGGAGCCGTCGCCGTCGTCGAGCCCAACTGGTCGATCTACCCGCAGACGCCGCGCGCGGCCGCGCTCTGGCAGATCTTCCGCAAGCGGTGGCTCGCGCGCTGGTGGCAGGAGCATGGGATCCGCACCTGGGTCGACCTGCACGTTCCAGAGTGTTACGCCGCGGAGAACCTCCTGGGCGTGCCCGGCGGATGGAGGTCATTCGCGACGCGCGGCGATCGCGCGGCAGACCTCGACGCGCAGTATCAGCGAGCCAGTTTCGTTGCCGGCGCGTTTGGGCCGGTGACGTTCATGGTCTACGGCGGTGGTCGCCAGATCGAGCAGCTCGCGCGCTCGCGCGGCTGGCTGTGGTTGCCCGAGGAGCGAGACCTCGTGCGAGCGGAGGCGCGGTCGCGTCCCGCGCTCAGGGCGGTGTGATGGGCAAGTCATCGTCGGGAGGAGGAGGGGCCGGCGGAGGGACGGGAGGCGGGCGCACGCGGGCCCCTGCGACTGCTCATCACGACCTGGCGTCAGTGGTTGGACGCGAGATCAGCGGCGACCGAGAGGCGCATGCCTGGATGGACACGCACGGAACGGCATGGGCCAGATCTCTTGATTCGGACCAACGCGCATCCCTGGACAACTACGTTGGCCCCGGGTATAAGTCCATCAACGGCTCTCTGCGCGGTCGGGCCCCGTCTACTCCAGAGACGGAGACGCACATCCGCAGGCTGGAGTCGGCCATGGACCGCGCATCCATCCCCGAACCCGTTACAGTATTCCGCGGGGCCGCGCTTCGTCCAGAGTCATCGTCCATCCTTGTGCAGGGCGCGACATTTTCGGATGCGGGATTCACGTCAACATCTCTGCGTGCCACCGTCGCCGAGGATTTCACCCTGGGGACCCCTGGACGTGAGCGTGTGTTCTTCCGCCTTACTCTGCCGAAAGGTACGAGAGCAACCGCGCTGGTGAGCAATAAATCGGAGGCGGAGGTCCTGGTGGACCGCGGAATGCGGTTCAAGATCACAAAGGTGGAACTGAAGCAGCGCGGCCCACGTTTCACCCCCTTCGACAAGGTGGTGCACGCCGTTGCAATTCCGGAACCAAGGAGTAAAAGATGAGCAAAGACAGGTACGTATGGCAGGACGGGGACGTTAAGGTGTCGCCGCCAAAACCAGCTCTGGCACCCGAGAAGCCAGCGCCGAAGCCGACCAAGCCGAAGAAGTGATCACGCCACGACGTGGCCCGGCCCCCAAAATGTCGGCCCCCAAAATGTCAGCCCTCCTAAGGTCGGCGACCGATGGCCGTAGGCCTGTTATGAGCAAACTTGGAGAGACCCACGTAACTCTGTGCGAATGGGGAGACTCGAACTCCCAAGGGCGTCACGGCGTCTTCCCATGCGCGCCACCCTCGCACTCG